TTAATTTTCTCATTAACATCTTTCAATTCCCATTTAACAAATGCTTCCACTACATAGTCACGTGCCTCCATACCATAGGCTTGAAGGTCATAGAGCGCCCTTCTATAAGCCTTTAATTTTCCGCCAGTATAATTATTCAACACTTCCTCAAGAGGTTGTGCTGGTATGAAGCCTATGTCCTTACTTATTATATCAGCTAAAGCTAATGTCTTGTTGACGTATTTAATATTAGGTTCTGGTACGTCAGCTAAAACTCTATTTTTAATTCCTATAGCTTGATTGTGTAAACAATTACTATGTGCATAAGGCACAGGTAATTCGATTGAAACGGGAGGCGGTCCCAGGTTTATACCACACCTAGTATGTGGCTCCTTCTTCGGTATCCGTTCGCTATACCTAATGAAGTCACTGCCAGGCAGCACCTTAAAATCATAGTCTGCTGCACATACTGAAAACACAGGTGTGGCCTTAGTTATGCGTTTAAAGCATTCTTTATCATACTCCCATCACTTAATATGCTCTCTGCATTCAATCTATTCGTATCATTGATTTCAGCGCTTCGATACAAATAAATGTGATTGAAAGTGCGTAAATCATAATCAGAGACAAAAGCCGCAAGACATGCCCTATTAGCAATTGTAGCAATGTCCACAGGTTCCCCGTCAAAGCTTGCTTGACACCATTGTAGTACCTTTCCATTAATGAGTGTCCAGCTAGCAGGGTCTCTAACTTTGCCTCTAGCATTTGTAACAGCATATTGAACAGCACCCGAATCACATCCAAAAATTCGCGCAAGCATATTGATCTCTCGTCGTAGATCGCCTGGGCCCGCCAATCGAAAAACACAACCTATAATATATGTAGTTGCTAAACTAATAACAATCCCTAACACTAACCATTTAATCATTATTGGAACTAAAATCCTCCATTGTTCTGGTGGTTGACAATATGGCAACTGATATCCCCGAATAGGGCTATATACACAGTACCAGGCTACTGGTTCACTGGTTGCCCAAACATAGATCCACAGGGAGAAAACAGTGGCCAACAAAATCCACAAAGAATTTTTAGTCCACCTCAATGTTGGCAATTTATAAAACTGCACATAATCAATTAATGTTGGACGATCAACTACTGGCTGTCGTTTATTTAAGGCAGGGGGTGCAGCTAAAATAACTGTGGGCTTAGCCGCTGGTACAGCCGTAGTAGTTTCTACACTTACAAGTGGTGTTATTGTTTGATTTAAAGCACTTGCTTGACCAGAGCTAGAACCTTGGGAGATGTTTGGTGTTGCGGCTCTCTTGGATACATCGCCATCTCCTTTGGGTGCTCGATGGTCATCACCATTCTGTTTGGGTAAATATTGTTGTTTGCCCTTCCTCGCCATGGTGATTTACTATCATGAATTCACTGGGATTCCCCTTAGGACCAAGGTTGATTCGAGTGGGAGTCTCACCCGATCTCTGCACAACAATGTCAGGGATGGGACCCAGCAGAACCCAAACTTTTAACGGAAGTCAAGCGACTGCGTCCAAAGCCCTAGCGCAGCACAGGGTGATAAGTGTGGGACTTAGTTTCTTAACGTAAGGCCATAGACTAAAATGATTATTTACACTCATCCCTGGACGCCTACTACCATATGCACCTTAGTCCAAATATTTGCTTCCGATAAGGTGTCCATGCAGCGTGGGTCGCAACAGATCACTTCGCTACATTTTCTTCCAAAGGTGGTGCATAGAATTTTAATGGTTACTAGTGATTAATCACTAGCCTTTTGATTCCATATATTTATCTATGAGAGTCACCAACAGCTCATATAGGATTCTAGCCATGGATGGGAGCTTCCATAGCCGCTTGCCTTAACGCGCGGTGCACGCCCCAGTGTAGGCCCAATGTGGATAGCCTAACCACAAAGGTGGCAACATTGCACGAATTTAGCTAGGTGGCCCCTTAACAGAGCTCTTACAACCCAAAGCAAAATACGTACTACTTTGCCACGGGATTCCATACCACTATATTGGTTAAGTAGAATTAATCTTATTTTCATGCACCCTAGTCTATTTAGCGTTAATCTACTTCTACCTTCACACCCATAGGTTAATTAGGGCTCTTACAACCCAAAGCAAAATACGTCGCATTCAGCTAGGTGGCCCAATTGAGCTCTTACAACCCAAAGCAAATACTAACGCATTCAGCTAGGTGGCCCTTAACACCTCATGGTATCATGAATAGGCGACTAGGGGTAAATTTTCACAACCAATAATTCTCT